TGCTTCTCTACTTCCTCTATTCGTGTATATACTACATACACGAATTTCATAAGGTTCAAAATCAAGTTGTCTTATATTTTTAATACCAAGAATTTCACCAACCTCTTTTGCAAGGAACATTGGCTTCTCATCAGTTCCAAAGACTCTCAAATATTGACCATTAAAATTAAAAATTTCTACTTGGTTATTATTCATTTTTGGTTCATTTTTGTTGATTAATTAAAAATATTCAATTTATTTTTTAGATTGCTCCAAATCCGTATGGTGCATAACACGCTGTTTCATTCTTCGTTCTACAAAGGGGACATCTCATGTCTTTGGTTTTAATCCAACAATGCTTATGTAATACATGACCACAGTTTAATTTCATCCATCTTCTTCCATTTTCCAGACAAATACAACAATCTTCTTCGTGTTCATAATCATATAAAAAACAATCTTCACACATATCTTTACCCATATCATTTTCAAAAACGGGTCTTCCACAAGGACAAAACTCGTGTTCAAATTTAAATTCAGCAGAAAAGAGAAATTTTTCTAATCTTTCTTTTTGAGTTAATCTTAATGTAAAATATGTCATCCCTCCAACACTGAACGAAAATAGTAAATAAGAATCACCCTCATCGTCGTTTTCTTCTTCTTCATCGTCGTTTTCTTCTTCTTCACGCAATAGTAATAAATCTATCCGAAAATTTTTGGAACAAAACCCTCTATCTAACATATAGTTTTCTCCATAAAGGTGGTCTAACATATGGTTTTCTTCATAAAGCTGGTCTAATTGTTCTTGATCGCAATTTCCATACTCGCTCTCCCAAATATCAAATTGTGTCATTAACAATTCTATTATGTTTTTGGGAAGAATGATTTTAGACATTGTAAAAAGAGGATTATGATAATCTCAAAATAAGTTTTAAAAAAATTCAATTTAAAATGATGTTTATTTTTATATTTATAGTTTTTGTTTGTTCCGTATGGTTAGATTGAATTTTCAGGATTTATTAAACTTGGCACAGGGTTGTAGTTAATCTCAACATTTTCACTTGGAATTGTTTTTGGAACCAAACCACACTTGGATAGAATTAAATTAATCATCTCATTATCAGATGCCCATTGGTCGTATTCATTGCCGCGAATGGACAAGTCTGTGGATTTTAACAAAGTATCATTTTCATCATATTGATGTACTTCACAACGGAAACCCACATGAAATACAAGTTGATAAATATTAATCTTGACCTTACATATAGAAAGGTTTTTAGTTTCTACTGGTATTGAATCGTCGTTACTCATTCTTTATTATCTGGAAAAATTTATTTTTTAAATTTTATTTACCAGAAATAAATTAGATAAACCCACAACAAAAATGGAATTAAAAACCGTCTTGACCCAAAACCGACCCAAAATTTCGGACTCTAGTATTCGTACTTATTCTTCCATTTTAAAAAATTTGTATCATCACATTACAGGTGAAAAGTATAATGCAGATGTTAGCCCCGATTGGTTTGAAGAGAACCAAAAAAAAATTATGGATTTTTTAAAAGACATGACACCACGGAATAGAAAACTTCGTCTTTCCGCTTTGGTAGTTGTAACCGAACATAAACCCGATGTTGTAAAAAAATACCGCGAACAAATGATAGATGATATACAGTCTTACAACAGCGAAATGAAAGAACAAAAAAAAACCGAGAAACAAGAGAACTCGTGGATTACAACCGAGGAAATCAGTAAAATTTTTGAGGGTTTAAGAGAAGAAACAAAGTATATTTCTCGCAAAGTCGGTGGTGCTACTTTAACAAAAAAAGAATTTGAAACATACCAAAATTATTTAATTCTGGCTCTATATGTTTTAAATCCACCGCGCCGATTAGAGTATATAGACATGAAACTACACACAATTCAACCCGATTATGAACCAAAAAAATACAATTACATTCAAAATAAAAAGTTTCATTTTACAACTTATAAAACAAGTAAAAAATACGGAGAACAAATCGTCCCCATTACTCCAAAATTGTATTATATTATTAGAAAATGGAAATTACTACGACCCCACCAAGAATGGTTATTATCAACCTATGATGGGAAAAAATTGACACCAAGTATGTTGACCCAAAGATTAAACAAAATTTTTGGTAAGAAAATATCCGTCAATATGTTGAGACATATTTACATTACCGAACAAGTCTTGAAAGATATGCCACCACTAAAAGAGTTAGAAGAAACAGCTAGGGAAATGGGACACAGTGTAGAAACAGCCATCACCCAATACAAAAAAGTTTAACGGACGGACTACCTGTCCGTGACAAAAAAAATAACCTGTTTTTCTATCTAGGACAGCACGGACAGGCTTTGACCAAAAAGTATTTTATTATTGTACACTCTTTTTTTTTTCACCGTTGGAAAAAAAAAGTTTTTAGAATTTTTTCTTATGTTTGGAAAAGCCTGTCCGTGCTGTCCGTCCTGTATGAACCAACCTAAAAAAAAAAAAATCACCTGTCCGTGGTCTGTCCGTGTGGTGTCCGTTTGGTGTCCGTGGTCCTCCCGTTTTTCAGGGGGGTCCCCCCAAACTGCCACCATTGCCGAGACCAAATTTCAAGGAAATTTCCTTTTTCGGGGGGGCTCCCCCCAAAGTGCCACCATTGCCGAGATTTTTTTGTTATAAAAACCCCAGATTTCCCCCCAAGAAAATCAAAAGGCTATTTTCTGGATTTCCTACAAAACAATTTAAATTGATTTTTTTGAATTGATTTTCCAAAACAATCATCATCTCTCAATGAAACATATCTTCACCCAATTACCAATCGACATCCAAGATTTCGTCTGGAGTTTTCTAGAAAATTCATTTGAACGACCGCATTGGGTTGATTTGAAGTATTCGATTGAAGTTTTTTACACGAGAAAGAATTTGGGGTTGATAAAACCCATGGTACAAGAACATTTAGAACCGATTGCAAGAAAATTACAACCCTATCGTTCAAAAATTTGTTATTCCCAATTTCTATTTTGTTATGCAGAGAGATATGGATATGATGAGTATTATGTGAAAATTTTTCATTTTGACAAACGTGACGTTTTATTGAATGATGACAACCATACTCTTTGGTATTTTGGACTATCATACAGCGAGATAGATAACCCCAACTCAGACCCCAACTCATATAAAAGATTACCAAACCCAATTGGTCCGTACAATAGCATCACTTTCGAGGACCCCTTAGAACTCGAAGATTAATTCTAAACTTTTTTGTATTGGGTAAAAAAAAAATATAAAAAAGATAAAAGATAAAGATAAAAGATGAAAACCCTAATCCTCAATTCTTCTAATGTTGTCTCCGGAGACAACTCAAGATACATTTACACATTTCCCATTAGTGCCACATTTGACAAAGATGATGAAATTGCCGTTGCCTCTATTAGTATTTATTATTCTTGGTTCAATATTACCAGTTTGCTAGGTAATAATACATTCAGTTATACATGGCCTGTTGGTGCTGTGACTATTAACATCACTATCCCAGATGGCTTCTATACTGCCAACACACTTAATTCGTATCTTCAATCGGTTATGATCACAAACAACCATTACCTTATTGATACAACTGGAAACTATGTTTATTATATTGAATTTGTTGAAAACTCTTCAGCTTACGCAATACAATATAATTCTTATCCCATTCCTACAGCTCTCCCGGCAGGTTGGACTGCCCCAGCAGGTTGGACTGGATACCCAGCTGTTGCTTCTACACCACAAATCACCATTCCATCTACCAATATCCGTTATATTTTGGGTTTTAATGCCGGGACATATCCCGCTGCGGTTCAAGCCACGAATTATTCCAAAGTCAGTGACTTTGTTCCCCAATTTTCACCAGTTCAATCTTGTTTGGTTAGTTGTTCCCTGGTTAATAATAATCTCGCTGTTCCACCCAATATCATATTCGGGTTTGCGCCCACCGATGTCACATTCGGTTCCATTATTTCACCCCAAATCACATATCCAGTTTGGAATGCTATCACACCAGGAACTTATCCAAACTTCCAAGTCCAATTTTTGGACCAATCGTTTAATGCTCTTCCCATTAGGGATACCAATTTAGTTATCATGTTATCATTCCGCAAGAAACAACAAACTTCTTAATAATTTCTTATCAACAATTCTTTTCTATCTTTTGAACCGATACTATTCTGTATAGTGTTCGTCTGTCCCTTTACTAAAATTGGGGTTATTTTTATTTTGGTTTGTTTAAACATTCTTCTTATATTTGGACTATCATTAATGGACAATAACCATTTACCTTTCAAAGACAACAATCTATTTTTTAATTGTTCTAAATCTATATTTTGATATCCCAAATTACCGGATTCTGTTGTATTTTCATAAGGTGGATCTAAATAAAAAAAACTATCAACACTATCAAATTTATCAAACATTTTTTCATAAGAAGAATTAAAAATTTTCACATGTTTGAATCGGTTTTTATAGTCGTCGATTTTATTAAGTTTTTCCAAAGATATTTTATATATTTTACCCCGACCCATAGAACCAAAAGTACCACACCTGCGAAGTACTGATTTTATCAAACGTTCTGTTGGTGTATTCGGTGCATTTTCATAAAAATCGTTGGCTTCTCGGAGATTCTTAAATTCTGGTATATTGATATGAGTTGGTGCTTTTTTTAACAACCTATAATCTTGGATTAATTCTTTATCCAAATCGTTAATAACTTCTATTTCACTTGGTGGTTTTCCCCACAGTAAAGCGGCAGAACCAGCAAATGGTTCTATGTATATTTTATGTTCTGGTATTAGGGGAAGTAAAAATTTTTTTACTATTTGATATTTACTACCCACTCTACAAAAAAAAGGTCTCATTCTTATATTTATGGTTATATTTATTTATAGTTTTAATAAAAAAAACCAACCAAATAAAAGATAAAGAATGAGTTCTTATGATCCCCCAAATGAAATTCCATTACCCCCAATATTCAATCCATTAAATTTTGTAGTTGATAATGTGGGTATTACAACCGGACAAGCAGATATAAGATACCTCAAGAAAGCTGGAGATACTGCCACAGGAACTATAAATTTTTCCAGTGGAATTTTGACCAATGACGGTTCAAATTTAAGTCCACCAGTTGGATTTATTAACCAATCCAATGTTGGTATCTATCGGATTGGTGCAAGTAATTTGGGTATTGCCGTTGGTGGTGTCAAACAAATAGATATTACGACAACTTTAAACACTTTTTCACAACCAATCCGGGTTCCCTCTGGGGCTGTTGGAACTACAGCCGTCCAAGTGGGTGCCGCAAATGTCGGTCTTTATTCTTCGGCTGCAAATACCCTAAACTTTTCAACAAATGGAGTGAATAGATTAGGTATGGATACCACCACAATTACTTCAACATTACCGATTCAAGTTCCTTCTACTTCAACCATTACAAATTGTGGTCTCCAAGTAGGTCTTGCCAATACTGGACTTCAGTACAATGCTGGGATTTTGTATTTTGGACTTGGTGGCACCCAAATGATGAGATACCAGGCGGCACAAATTTATTCTTTAACTCCCCACAATTTTACAAATGGTTCTGCTGGTAATCCATCTATTTGTGCCGCTTCATATCAAACAACAGGGTTATATTGGGCAGCTGGACCAATTTTAAATATCACCACTGGGGGCACACAACGATGTAATTTCTCCTCGACCGCTGTTCAACTCAATGGGGTTCCGTTAGACTGCAATGCCCAAAATGTTAGAAATGCACCACAAGTGGGTAATGAAGCGGGAAACTTGGAACTTCGTATGAATTCGACCGGTGGTGGGGGGACTTTTACATTGACGGGGGGTACAGCTTTACTATCCGGAACAGCTGGGGGTTCTTCCGGTCAACATTTGGTTCTTACTATTAATGGAACCCAATATAAAATTGCTCTATTAAATCCCTAAACGAGTCTTCAACCACACCCAAAGTCTTTTCCACCATCTTTCTTCTATACTGGTTTTTAATATTTGTTCCAAGTTGCTCAAAATTAAAAAATAAATTTCTTTTTCATAATTGTCTGATAGCCAATTTATATTATGATTCGTTAATATATATTGTATAAGTTCATTTTTGATTTGCATCGTTATTTCGGTTCTTCGTATGATTGTGGGATTATTCATTCTGCTATTATTCATTCTGATAGTAATGTTTATTCTAACCGTAGAATAGTTTTAAAATTTCGACGAAATCTATCCTCTTGGGGTGCATCACAATCTATAAATAAGGTTCCATTATCTTCCGTCGCAACCTTGTAAATTTCCATCAATACATCTCTATCTACACCCAAATTGTAATCACCCAAAATCATCTTTAAATCCCTAGTTGATGATAATTTTTTGAGTAAAATATAATTACAATTTACACGAATCGCTTTTGGTGTGTTGAAATAACTTTGGGAAAGATAAGCCATAGAAATACCACCACAACACTTTCGTCCCCTAATAAAAAATTCAGTAATGGCAGGTTGGGATTTCTTTTCATTCACCAAATCATCAAAGATGGCAAGAACTTGACCCTTAAATGTTTTATAATCATCTAATTTTGGAACAACCCCACCCTCGTAAATATGGAGCATCTCCGCAGGAATTTTGGTCTTTAAATATTGATAAAGTGGCTCATCTGCCGATTTACAACACAATATTATCAATTCCCACGTGTTTTTACATCTTTTAATAATTTCAAATAGGGTCGTTGTTTTTCGACTACCAGAACCGCCCACGAGCAACATTCTGAACGGTAAATTCAGCAAATGGTCTTGGTAACATGGATTATTAGATTTGTTTTTTAGTTCTCGCGGTATCAAACTATAAAAATCGGTTATTTCATCTTCTTTTTTTTGTCGTTTCATCTTTATTTTTATCTTTATAATCTTTATAGTTTTTGTTTGTTTTTTTTTATCAAGTATCCCAAAAATTTAACTCACGGCACAATTTACAACGAAACTGATTATTATATTTAAAAAAGTAATCCCGTCGTTCCTCAAAACATTCCCGACAAATCGGCACACCACAATGGATACAAATAAAATGTATGTTACCACCCCCATCGGCACAGTATCCACATAATTCATTTTCCATTTTAGAAACCAAATACTTATAATAAACCCCAAAATATTTTTCAGCACGAATTTGATGTGAAAACAATTGATTCACATCCGTCGTCCAACCAAACCCTTCACGATAAGATACAAATGCTTTGGGTTCTTTTAATAATCGATAAAAATAACAATTATAAAAAACCGTTCTATAATTCGGGTCAAAAGCCAGTTTTTCCAGATCAATAATAATTCGTCCCATGTCTCGTAAATATCTATTAAAAGATTGAATTAAAGGTAATCGCCGCGGGTCTTCTTTAAATCTAAAATAACCATCACCATTCTTTTTTTGTAATTGACGGATTTGATTATCCAATAAACTCATTTGGGTCTTTACTTAATCTTACAACTCTATTTTTTAAATGAAATGAAAAAATTCCCATTCATTTAAAAAAAATTAAACTTTCGTTGTCAGTTCGGCTATCAAATCGGTCTCACCACCATCCAAAATTTCTCCAATTCGGTCAATTAGTACAACCAGAGCACATTTCAATAGAAATTCGTCCGTAGTCTTATCTTCCGGCACAACATTTAACAAGTCTATTAATCGCTGGTTATTTCGGTATCCACCCCACAAGTTCCAAATATTAAACATCTTGAATTGAAGTCGGGGGATAGGATCGGTTATTTTAGATTCCTCGGATCTATATCCCTTCAATTCTTCTTCCGTCCATTCCAAAATACCACTCGGCTTGGGTGGTAGTTCAATAGGCTTATCTTTTTGTTCTGTTATTTTTTCGGCTTCACTACCAACATAGACTTTAAACTTTCCTTCGTCTCCCAACTGTCTTTTTAGTTCTTCCCAATTTTCACGTTCTGTTGTCATCTTTATTATATGTTTATTATATATTTATAATATATTTATTATTATTTAATTTTTTTCATCAAATTCTGTAAGATTTCACGGTTCTTTTCGGGGTTCCTGGAATTCCACAAACTCAAAAATTTCCTAAAACGAACTTGAATGGATGGGTGTTTTTCACGATGGTGATTCATGAACCAAATGAAAAATAGAGCATAGTATCCACAAATTCCTGAATTTACATTCTGGACCTGGATTTGATTATAACGAAATGGAGCCCACGGTTTTAATAAATACTGCGTTTCCCAAGCTGGCGCAAATCCGAAACTATCGAAATACACGACTTCTCGTGGTTCTTTCCAAAAAGCAACCCAATGGGAACCATTCAATTTTCGTCCAAAACTATCGTGGGAGTTTTCCAAATTAATAATGTATCCACCAACTTCCAATTCTTGTGGTGGTTGGTCTTTGGAAAAGATACCGCGCAGGGGGATGTCGTATTTTTCCGCAGCTCGTAATAAATCCACATTTGTTAAGAATAGAGGCATTGTTTATCTTTACCGAGAAATAGTTTTTTTGGGGTCTAAAAGACAATTTCGACAGCTTTGATATTGATGTAAACCACAGGTAGTTCTATGACCACATTTGTTTAAAATAAATCTTTCTTTTCCTATTAATATCTTACAACAAACATGACAAGAATCAAGACAAGGTTGATTAATATCTAAAAATATCCAAAAATTGTCTAACTTATCTAAACTTGTTGTCGTATCATACAACCAATATTTTGTAATGTCTAAATTCCAAGCACCAGGATCTTGCCTACATACCGGACACATAATATCCTCATGATCTGTATTTTCTTTGACATATTGATACTTATATATACAAGAATGGTGGAACGAATGACCACAATTACTTAAATAAGCGTCTCTACTTGTATTTATATTATCAAAACAAATATTACACGATTCACCCCTAATTAAATAACATTTTGCGTTATCATATGCTTCCCAATTACGATATATAATATCTTCAATCAATAACGACTTTACCATTGTTTGTGATATACTTAATTTTAAATTGGATTTATTCAATTTAAAATTTATATTTTTTTGGTGATTGGAAACCAAAAACCGCGGACAAAAATGGACGACCTGGACGACTCAAAATAAGTCGTCCATTTTTTTTAGGTTGGTTCATACCTCACCTGGACGACCTGGACGACCCAAAATAAGTCGTCCATTTTTTTTAGGATGGTTCATACCTCACCTGGACGACCTGGACGACTGGACGACTTTTTCAAAATCTGGGATTTCGTTTTCTGGAGAGAACAGCGGGACCGGCGGAGTACAGTTGCTGGACAAAAAGAAATTTTGAAAAAGTCGTCCAAGTCGTCCAAGTCGTCCAATCACAATTTTGTATTTAAAAAGGGACCTGTTTTGATTTGGTTTTTATTTGGTTTTATTGACATGGACGAGTGGTCGTCCAGTCGTCCATTTTGGTTCCCCCCCTTTAATCATCGGTTCCGTCTAATAAATATTTTGCACCGTTGCTTCTGGTTTTTGTGAGTATGGTTTTAGCTTTTGTTCCAAATGTGCTAATACTGAATGGTTTAAAGCCATTTTCTTCACAAAAATATTTATAGCAATGGTATAAATCAGAACCTTTCATAATAATTTTTCCGTCCTTTTTTCTGTTTTCAAAAATTTCTGTCATCCACTGGGGAATTTCTAATTGTTCGTATTTATGTTGATTTGGTGTATCGTGTTCAAATTTTGTTTCATTATAAATTTTTATATAGTTTTTGGTTTCCAGACAAAATTGTTCTGGTGAAGAACTACAATTTAGAATTATATCTGCCTTCAATTGGGTCATAGGAATTTTCCGGACATTTAGATTTGGTGTTTGTGGTTCATAATTCAGACAATAATGGAAAAACATATTAGCCGTTTCTTGGTTCATGACCTTGACTAGATTATTAAAGTATTCAATATCCCCTTTGTGTTTACTACTAACTTCTAAACATAAGAACCTTCTATCCCCTGATTCGATAAACAATGATTCTTTATGATTACTACAAAATATATATCTTGTAAAATTTGGTATTTTATAAGCGGCAATCCCCTTTGGTTCTATTGTAATGTATTTATCAGTTAATAATCCTTTTAGGGCATCAAACATATCTCGGTTTTTTAAATCCATTCGGGGTAATTCATTTACATTACAAAATATTTTGTCTTGGATAATTGTATTATGTTTTTGGGTAATTTTGGTAATCCCCGTAATACTACTAGATTGTTCTTCACGGAAAATAAATGGAATTAGAAATTCATCTATAATAATATTCTTACCTGCTCCCTGTTCTGACCACAAAACAATCGCAGTTCCTGTAAGAATATGCGGGTTTTCGAAAAAAGGTTTGAACCAACAATAGATTAACCATTCAAAATGTTCTTGGTTTCCATTACACCAAATTTCACGAAAATGGTAAAGAATTAGATTTAGGTTATGTGTATTTTTTTGAGTGGGATAATCGGTACATTTAAAGTCATTCCATGTATTTAAAACTTTTGGGTTGTCAAATTTTGGGTTTGGATCAAAAGTTCTACTTTCATAGAAATTTATTAATTTTTGGTCTTCAAAAAAACGCAGAACATATATTTCAAAAGGAAACCAACCAAACTTTCCGTCATCTTCAGATTCATAAAAACATTTTGGGGTTTTTGGTACCTTTTTTTGAAGTTGATTTGGTTCAGTTGTGGAACTTCTAATGACATAACATTGAAGGTCAATTATATAACAAAGAACAAGATTTATTTTTGGTAAAATTTTCTGGTAATACTCTGTTTTACCAAGTCCTTGTAAATTGAGGTCTTTAATGTCGGAACAAAAATCCAACCAATAATAATTGTAATTTTTGGTAGGAAATGGTGTTATAATACTTATTTTTTGTGTTTGTCCTGGTATTACATATTTACCCTTGTGTTGCGGACAACAAATATAATAGGTACCCCTGTAACGATTAACAAAATACGAATCGGTTCCATGTGTAGCAGTCGGTTCTACTAAACATGGGGTTCTTTCATAGGAACCATCACGGCGTAGTTTTCTGTCTTTTGGCGAAAAGGTATATTCACGGTTTTCTTCCAAAAATTCTTGGAACCATTGTTGTTCTTCTAAATTTTCCAATGGTTCGCTTTCCGGATGTTTTATGGGTGGTGGTATATTAACTTTAATAATTTGGAAATGTGTTTTCGGCGGTAATTCCACAATCGTATCCATGATATTATAACTCCCTGACCAAGATTTAAGACATCTATCTTGACCAAATTTTGAATTACCAATTAATCTAAGGGCACGATTTTTGGAATAAACGGAAAGGTCAATTTGTGGAATACTTTCTTTTAATTTTTCTGAAAATGATTTATGATTTGATATATTTTTAAAACCTGTTTTTTTACTATAAAAGTGGAAACTTAATTTATCTCTTTTGTGGGCTGTAAGAATAATAAAATCATCTTTGTTTAAGGTGGTATATTTTTCTGGATTAATTTCTTTGTCTATATTATTTCTATGGTATAAAAAATTTTTAATAAAATCAACGGTTTGGGTAAACCATTCGTCTTCGGGAAAATCGCCCTGATAATCAATATCATAATATTCACGGATTGGTCGTTCATCACGGATGACTTGGTAAAAATTTTTTGCTTGTCTAGCATAGACTTCTTCCAGGAATCGTGGGTAATCATTGACGCCAATTGTCTTTTTGGCACCATCCGCATTTTCATCAAATTTAAAAACATATTTGTATTCTTGTAAATCCAAACCATCAAGGCGGTTTTCCGTTTTTTGGTAGCCGATTTTATAGGGGTCATTCATTTATTATAATAATTTTATTTTTTTAAATTAATTAAAAATATTTAAAAAATGTAAAAAAAATTAATTAATTTAAAAAAATGTTAATTGTATGATAAAGATGTCATCTTCTAAAAGTATTTACCATAGGAACAAAAAAAATTTGCGCCCGAATATAGAACTCATTAAATCCCAACTGGTATTTAAATCCCGAGTGGCTTTGAAACATTACTTGACTAAAATAGCGGCTGAGATTTATGATATTCAAGTAGAAGAAGGACATAAATACTATAACTTCTTATGTGATATGATTGAAAGACATTATTTTTACAAATACGAGCAAGGTATGAAATTTGTAATCCATACGGACGAAAATTATGAACTATCACCTGAACGGGAACAAAAACGTACCCCATATAGAAGGAGCGAATACCACAGATGTTATGTTTTTATTCCAAGTGAAAACAACTGGACTTCTATATCTCTATTCAATAAATGTGTTTTTGGTCGTGACGAAAACGAGAAACAAAAACTAATTAAAGAATATAGAAAATGTATAGAACCCCAAATCAAAATAGCGAGAAAATTACGGAAATGGGAATGTGAATCCTGTCAAGCAACTGGTCTTTTAGATATAGACCATTACCCGAAATTGTTTTGTGAAATTGTTAAAGAATTTGAAGAACAAAACTTGATCAGCGATTTTGCACAATACCACGAACAGGTAGCGCAATATAGATTGTTGTGTAAAACTTGTCATTATAAAGCTACTTTTGGTTAAAAAAAAAATTCCCCTGGAGTAAAAATAAATGAGATTGTATCAATTATCTGGTGCTGGAGTGTGTTGTGGTGGAAAGGTATTAAATACAGTACCACAACCAAAAGCTTCGGTTAGTAAAAAACAAATGGCTTCGCAAATAACCCAAACGGCTGTAATAAATCAAACAATTCCCAAACCTCCATCTGCGTCTGTAAAAAACCAAACAACTTTGGAAGATTTACAACAGAAATTGGCAGCTTTGACTGCATTAAAAACAAAAAAAAATTCTAAGAGATTTGTTTCACTTTAAACCCCCCAAAAAAATAAAAAAAAAAGTTTTTTTCTTTACTATCTACTAATAAAGAAAACAATGTGCGATCAATTAGTATATAACTTATCAACCCGAAATGACTTGATGGAATCGGTCATGACCAAGAAGGAAGTTGTCTATATTCAAGACCAAAATGGTTCTGCATACAACGGCACTATAACTTTCGAAACAAGTTCAATTTCCAACTCAGGAAAGTTCGCAGACTGGACAAACGCGTATTTCGTCATTCCTTACGTCGTTACTATGGTTGCAGCGGCAGATATTTCTGGAACCTCTTCGAGATTTTCTGTTGGAATGAAAGCTGGATGGTGGCACTTAATTCATTCCATGTCGGTGGACCTTAATGGAATTAATATTATTCAACAAACCCCATTTCTAAATCTTTATGCTTCTTATAAATGTATTACAAATTGGAGTTATAATGATATGGTAAAAAATGGAGATAGTGTTGGATTTTGGAAAGATTCGGTAGATTCGTTTCAATATTTCGCGCTTCAAAATGCTTCTGGTTCAGTTATCTCTAATAATACTATTATTGGAATTGCTGCTGTGGTTGGTCAAATTCCAGCTATTCCAACAACTTGGGCTGGTTCTACTGTTTTGGCAGGATATAATGAAGGTTATTTTAGAAGACTTGTTGCTTCCAATTACTATAATGGAGGAACTGCTCAATTTCTTGGAGCAACAGCACCAAATGCTATTAGTTCAGGATTAAGTGTTTGTGGTCAAGCTACAGCAAACACTTCTTTTTATTGGAGATATAATTGTGTCATTCGTCTTCGAGATTTAAGTGATTTTTTTGATAACAAAGTTCCCTTACATCGTGGTGGAGTTTATCGTTTTACCCTTAACTACAATTCAGGAGCCGTAACAGTTTCTTATGCTGCCGGTCCACTCTTTGGTAGTAGTGCTGTTGTTCAATCTTCAGGACAATCCTTACCTTATATATTTTCTTCTGGGGCAGCAAGTAATCCAAATAGTGCAATTGCCCAGGGTGTGACTTTGACTGGTGGAGTTGTTAATAGTTCTGTTGCTGGTGTAGCAAGTCCTTCTATTTCTGCTTGTAGATTATATGTTCCTCTTTATACTTTGAATGAAGCATATGAAGAACAATTACTTTCTTTAAATCCTGAGAAAACAATCCAATATAAAGACCTTTATCAATATACCATTTCTTCTACTGGAGCTTCTGGAAATTTTAATGCCTTAGTTACAAATGGATTATCTAAACCCCTGACATGTGTGGTGATTCCATTTGCTGATTACAGTTTAATCAATGGAGGAGCAGCTGCTGCAAACTCTACTGGTTTAACTTCGTTGAATACTCCATTTTCTTCTACTCCGGCAACAACTGATCCAGGTTTATTGGTTAGAAACTTTAATATTCAAGTATCGGGTATAAATATTTTCCCTCAAAATATAGATTATACATTTGTGGAATTCCAAAACGAACTTTCAAAAATAAACGCGGTCAATGGAAATTGTACCAGCGGATTAACCTCTGGGCTCATTGGACAACATGAATATGAAAGAGGTTATTCTTACCATATTGCTGATTTGAGCCGTTCTTATAGTGCTGACGACTTTGTTCCCAAATCTATTCTTATTACTGGAACAAATGTTGCTTCTATTGCTGCTATATACTATGTTTTTGTTGAATACATGAGAACTGTGACCATTAACCTTGCTTCTGGAAATGTTAGAGTGTAAATCGACAAGACATAAAAAAAAAGATAATGTAAAACATAAAAAAAAAGTTTCTTTACTATACCATAATAAAGAAACTATGGAAAACCTATCTATCCAAATTACACCGAAAAATGCACGAAAATTGTTAAAATATAAACCAGTGCAACTAAAAGCAACCGAAATTGGTTCAGGAGTCAAAATCCATCCTGATATGCCCCTAAGACATAAGAAAGCACTAATGAAAGCACACAAAAATAAAAGAGGGGTTCGATTACATTTTATGCCCGAAGAACTTGTTCAGGGAACCGGTTTTTTCGATTGGTTGTATAATAACATTGCCAAACCATTCGTTAATGTGGTCAAGAGTACTTATAAACCCCTAGCAGAAGTTGCTAGACCTTTGGTTCGTCAGTTTGCCCCCGAAATTGCTACCGCAGCATCTTCTTTCACTGGTCTACCGATTACAAAAGAACAAGTATTGGGTGCAGAAGAACTATCCAAAAAAGTTCTTGGTGTTGGTATGAAAAAAGGTGGAGCTCTGAAAACAAACAAAACCAGAGCTGTTAAGGATTTAAGTGGTCTGCAAGACAATTATTCTACTTTGTTATCAACCCAACATCCCATTTTTCAAACGAATCAGCCTTCTTTACCGGCACAAGACATGTATGGTGCGATGCAACAAATGGGAGTTCCCCTAAGAGGATATGGGGTTAATTTCACCGAAAACTCCAAAGACTATTTATCGTTTGGTCCAGTGTTGAATAAACCCAACTATACTGCCGGCGGTTCATTTGTCCCATCTGGATATAAAGCATCTAGAGGTGGTAGAATGGTTAAACTTGGGACAGGGTTTAAAGTTGCAGGGTATTGAAAA